GTATATTCATGGCATTATTTAATTTTCAAGCAACCCCTGCATCGGCTACTACACCTTTTAATATCTCGGTATCATCGCGCGTTGCGAGTGGTGCTAATACTTTAGCACAATTCAATGTAGTTGGCGGTGCTTCATTCTATGGTTCTAACATCATTGGTGTTCTCTTCAATGCACCTACCGCTACTATCGTTGCCGGTACTACGACATTCTCCGCATTTGGTGGTGCACAATTTTTGCTTAATAACGCACTCAATAACCAAACGGTGGCATTACTATTCGCAAATGGTGGAACAATTAAATTCACGGCACTGTCCTCAGGAACTACCGTGTCATTATCAACCCTAGCTACCTTCGCAGCAAACAGAATTACATTTGAGGATTCGTGGCCAGATTTGAGACGCAAATATGAATTAGGATATATCTAATTCAATCTTCCGTCAAATCAATAGTAAGGGGTTGTTTTTCGACTTTTGAGTTAATGTCGCTCGTAAGTTGTTGCATGATTTCTTCTCTTGATGCGTTGATGTAAAAGTTATTTTGTTGCATATGCATTCCTCCTGAATTGCTATTACCCAAAAGTTCTTTTTGTTGCTCGTGTTTGCGCTCGAGCAATTTTTCTTTTAAGGCATGGTCTTTTGCTTGCATAGATTCTGCATTCTTGATTTTGCGACTTTGGAGTGCAAACTTGCTCATCAGTTCTAATTGCTTCGATGCTGCGGTAATCAGAGAAGCCAATGCTGAAATGGTTTCGCCATCATTGGATTGAATTGCTATGTCTTTGACTTCTTCAATGCTGTCAATGCTTATCTGCGCTATCTCATCTAGTTTGCCTGTAATATATTCCTCGAGATTTTCTGGGTCAATTTTTACCGGCTGGTTCTGTTTTTGAGTAGGTGCTGGTTTTTGTTCTAGTTCGAAATTTTGTAAAAATTTATCGATATCGGCGTCTTCCATTTGATTTTACTTACACCACGTTTTATATTAATCTATATGATACCAGTAATAGTACAAGGTTATGGGACCTATCAAATCCCAGTAGAACGAGTCGGAGAAATCATCTCAGTACTGAAAGCAATGTCAGCATCAAGAATTAACATTAATCACCCAAATATTTCTGAACAAAATGGACGCACGGATCGTATTCTTCTCCAAGAATATCAAAACACCAACACCCATTAATATGCATACACCCCACACTAACAAATTTGTTTCAACAAAAGTAATTGAGCTTGGTAGTTGTGCGTTTAGGCAATGGCGTGCCACACATAGCCATTGTTGCAAGCTTCATGGCTATCGGCTTACAGCGAAATTCTGGTTTGGTGCAACTAAGCTTGATGAGAAGAATTGGTGTGTTGATTTTGGTGGTTTGAAACCGCTGAAGGAAAAGCTGCAACATATGTTCGATCATACCACCTGCGTTGCGGCAGACGACCCGTGCATTGATCAATTCTTAGTGCTCGCGGAAGTGGGTGCTTTGGATATTCGAATTATGCTGAATGGAGTTGGGGCCGAAAGAATTGCGGAGTACTGCTATAATGTATCTGCTGAATATATCAAAGAAAAATACGGAGATCGTTGTTGGGTAGAAAAGGTTGAAGTGTTTGAACATGAAGACAATTCAGCTATCTACGAAAAACCAATTCAGTCTTTCTATACAGGCATTAACATTAATTGATTATGATTAAAGCAAAATTCATTAAAACACACCAAAATGCTCAATTGCCTAAGCGCAACAACGGCAGTACATTAAAGGACACACCAGATCAAATTTTTAATATTGATGAAGGGGCTTTTGGTTTTTATACTCTCAGAGATAATGGTGATTCTGGATATGATTTGACAGCTGTTGAAGATACATTCATTCCGCCAACAACCGTATCGTTGACCGAAACACAAGACGGAGAAATCGAAAGTCAATGTGAAGTAGGCAATGCGGTAGTTCCTGTGGGATTAAAATTGGCAGAGATTCAAGATGGATTCTGGTTCAGAATTGAAGCAAGATCAGGTCTCGGGTTTAAGCATTCAGTTCAACCACACTTTGGAATTATTGACAATCAATACAGAGGAGACTTGGGTGTCAAATTGTATAATCTTTCGTCGAAAGGATATCACATCAAAGCAGGGGATCGAATTGCACAAATTGTCTTTTATCCGATCATTTCAGCTGATATGTCATTTGTTGATGTTGCTGCAGAGTCTGCCAGAGGAGAAAATGGTCTTGGTTCAAGCGGAAAATAATTATGACATTTACTGATCTTTTTATCGAGAAATATCGACCTAAGCGTTTGGCTGATATTGTGCTGGAAGATGGGGTGCGCGAAAAGTTTGAAGAATATATTCAAAATGGATCTATTCCTCATTTACTTTTTGCAGGCCCTCCTGGCATTGGCAAGACTTCATTATCAAAAATTATTGTTAATGAACTTGGTTGTGACAGGCTTTACATCAATGCGTCAGACGAAAACGGCATTGATACTATTCGCAATAAGGTACAAGATTTTGCATCTACAGTGTCTTTGGGTGATGGTATTAAGGTTGTCATTCTTGATGAAGCAGATGGGATGTCTTCCAAAGGGAGTGGTTCGTCCGCTCAAGACATTTTGAGAAATGTCATGGAGACCCATAGTGATAATTGTCGATTTATTTTGACATGCAATAGCTTGGCAAAGATCAGCAAGCCGCTACAATCAAGATGTCAGAGGTTTGACCTTACTCCACCAATTAAGGGTGTATTGTCTCGAATAGTATCTATTCTCTCACAAGAAAATATTACGCTCGACACCGACCAGAAAAACTTTATCGGTTTAACTGTCAAAAGGCATTATCCAGATATTCGGACAATTATTGGAGTCATTGAGCATTCCATTATCGGTGGTAAAATCACAACAAAGCAGGCGGCTGATACCACAAAGACCATCTCAAATGTCGTTTTAGAGATGATTCAGGAAAAGAAAAACATTGCAGAAATTCGTGAATATGTAATTACAAAATCAATTGATTTTAACAATGATTATGGTGTGCTACTTCGTGGGCTATTCAATGCTGCGTATGAAATTAATGACGAAAAAAAGAAAAGAGATAGTATGCTGATCGTCAGCAAGTATCTCTTTCAACATAGCTTAGTTATGGATCAAGAAATCAATGCAACTGCATGTTATCTTGAACTCATGACTGCTCTCTAAGTTCAGTAATCGGTGTACTGTGCTTGTGTTGGCTTATCTTTAGGCTGACCTTGCACAGGCACCTGGAACGAGTCGTTCTGATTCGCAACGAATTCAAGAACATCAATTGGTACTGTAACCGGATTGTACCATAATCCTGGCATCTCTTCTTCTACGATGTCAGCAAAGACGACACCGTCACGAATCATACCCATGCCACTGTGCTTGGTGGCAATAGAAGAAACCCGAATGCGTTTGCCATCCGTACCAAGCTCATCTAGCTTTTGAATCACATTGGATCCCATATCTTTAAAAAAGGGATTTTTTTTCCAATTGGATTTTAATTTAACAACATCCCCCTCGAGGATTCCATGTTGTTGGAAGCGATTTAACGCTGATTCGTAAATCTGATCAAATTTGTTCATATATGTATTTAGTCTATTATGGTAATTATTTATAATGGCATTAAATTTTAACATCAAAAACGAAATTCGTGAACTTGATCGCAAAACGAGCAGCACTGAATTGGCAGTTCGTAAGTCCAATAAGTACGTGGATATCAAACTGGATCTAATGCAATCCAAAGTAGGTAATCCATTATATTTTGATCAGTCGATGGTTAATGATGTTGATATCGCTATCGCCACAGACGAAGAGGCTGTGATTGAGTACTTGAAGAACTTATTTACATGTGCTCCTGGGGATCTTTACCTGTATCCAAATTTTGGATTGAATCTTAAGAAATACACATTTGAGCCTATAACAGATCGAGTAGCGTCTGAAATAGGCCATTACATCAAAAACAGTATTGATGACCTTAGCGATGCTTCCACGAAAGGTCCATTAGTTCGACTTGTAAAAGTTTCCATCTATCCAAATATCGAGGCGAGTCAATTCGAAATCACCATAATATTTCAGGTCCGAATGCTTAGTAAAGAAATAACCTTATTTGGTACCATTTCAACACAAGATGGGGTTTACTTTTTCAATAAATAACTACAATGAGTAATATTATCCAAAGAGATGCTATTTTACCACTAAAGAGTGATAGCTACGCAGCATTTGATCCAGTTTCCCTAAAAGACCTTTTTAAGAAACGTCTTAACGAATCTGGATTATTCACCCAACAGAACCATGAAGGATCAAACCTTGCTGTGCTGAATGATTTCATCTCAATGGCATTTGGCTCGTTGTTGTTTTATCTTAATAGAACATCCACAGAAGGCATGTTTTCAGAAGCAGACATTTATGAAAACATGAATAGAATTGTCAAGCTAAATGATTACAATCCTCAAGGTTATCATAGTGCCAATCTTGGATTTAGTCTGAGTGCAAACCCATCAATTCCCGTTGGCGCATACACCATTCCAAGATATTCATATATCAATGTTGTAGGTGATATACATTACTCATTTACCAAAGATGTAAGCTTTGTCAAAAGCGTATCTGGGTTCGAATTTCTTGAAGAGCCATCTGTGCAGCAGTTACTCTATCAAGGCAAATTCAGAGAACATCCTACTATCGAGGCAACAGGGGAAGCTAATGAAATTGTTTATCTAATAACAGACTCAGGTACTAAGGTTGATCATTTTAACATCCACGTATACGTACAGCAATCAGGAACAACTCAGTGGACATTATGGGAACAAACTCCTTCCTTGTACCTAGAAAACACCAACTCGAAAAAATACGAAATTCGTTTTAATGAAAATGAAAGGTATGAATTAAAATTTGGTGATGGGGTAAATGGCGTTCAATTGAATAGCGGTGATAAAATCGCTATCATATATTTGTCGACATTAGGTCAAGAAGGAGAAGTGGGAGCATTGGCGTTGGGTGACGGTAGATTAGTTCCTTTTAATTCAAAAAATTACCAAAGCATTCTTTCGAGCACATTGCAAACCAATTCGGTTTTAAGTGATTCCCTTTACACAGGATTGCTGTTTGATAATGCATACCCATCTACCTATTCTAGCGAACCAGAGACAGTAGACCAAATCCGCAAGAATGCACCTAAAGCATACCGTTCGCAATATCGTCTGGTAACTCAAGATGACTTCACAACATATGTCAATACTAACTTTTATAACATTTTACAAGATGCAGTAGTAGTTGATAACGACACATTTGTCAATTCATACATGAAGAGAATTTATGAGTATGGTGTATTGGATCCATCGAGAGAAAGTCGCGTTCTATTCAATCAAGTAATGTTCGCAGACGCTTGCAACTTTAACAACGCGTATATCTTCGCAGTACCACGTCAGATTACTGGTTCGTCGTATACTTCATATCTTACACCGGCTCAAAAAAGACTCGTATTAAACACGATTCAAAACTCGAAAATTAAGGTACATACAGTCGAGCCTGTTATGGCTGACCCGATCTATATCACTTTCGATGTCGGGGTGCCACTATATGGCCAGGATATTACCATGAGTGATATCGGCACATCAGAAATAGTTGTAAATAAAAATCCAGATGTAAGAGTGAGCAATGCATCAATAATCAATGGCATTACCGCCATCATCGAGGACTATTTTGCAAGGAAAAATATGAAGCTCGGTAAATCGATTGACATATATGATCTCAATAATCAAATACTGGCAGTGCCTGGCGTAGGGAGCATTCGTACACAAAGAACAGACAATCCTAATATTTCAGTAGAAGGTCTTGGCTTGGTCGCCTGGTCAATGGTTTACGGATTGCCTCGCTTTGTGACTTCAAGACTTAATTTGGAATTTTTTGAATTTGGATATTTCCAATCAGGCGTATCAACAAAAATTCGAATCAACGAAACTGCATCGAATCTATCTAGAGCTATTCAATACTAATCATGTCAACTGTAGCAATAACACCAGCGTTAACGGGATATGCAGCCATAACCCAATTTACCCTTTCCTCTGATAGTTCAGGCAAGACCAATTGGTCTCTCGGTGATGGTACTATTGCTTCTAGCCCAAACAACGCATATCGCAAAACCTATTCGGAGCCAGGAGTATATAAAGTAACGCTACTCGAAAATGATACAGTAACATCTACAACATTATCTGTCTTTAATTATTTGCCAGAAAGTATATCATTCAAGACACCGTCAGTGACGGGCACTGCAGGGATAGCTATACCACTAACAATCAGCGTAACATCCAATTCACCAGGACCATATACTATTGACCTATATGCAGCAAATTCATATTCAGCACCATATGATTTTGATGGTACATTATGGTCGCATTTAAACGCAACTTGGAAATTTACTGACGAAGATGGTACTCCAGTTAAAAGAATCGAAGTCACACCAACGAGTGTCTTTTATTCGAGTGCGTCGGGTATCGTCACCGATTCTAATTATACGTTTATTGGTACTACGGCTACCGTTACAGCGAAGTTTTGTGATGACTTGCCTAGTGTAACGGCGGGTACTAGAATCATCGCATCAAAGTATGTTAGTGATACAACAAATAGTAGAGTGACAGCAAATACATTAGTGTTTCTATCTGCAAATTCAGTAACAGGCATAAACGTAACGATCGACGGCATTAATACACACAATCCGTTTTACTGGCAAGGCGGCAATATTCCTTATGTTGTCGCACTTAATGGTGCTCAAGGAATTGTCAAGTTTCTACCATATGATGTGACACCGATTAATGTCACCATTAAAGTGCTAAGTGGTTCGACAGACATCACATCAAATTTCACATTCAAAGAACCAAATAATCAAATTAAAAAATATGACGATGATGGTTACACCTACAGAGGAGGGTATACACGAAATATAGCAAAAACTCTGTTATCAGCATCGAATGTTCGGATTCAGGCATCTGCAGTTTTTGATGTCAATTATAATTCGTTTTCATCGGTATACTTCGCACCACAGAAAATTAATTCGACGTTGAACTTTGTTGCATACTCTCCATATTTTGACGTAAAACCATTATCATACAACAGCTTTCGTCGCTTCAATGAAAGCGAAAATTTCAAATGCCTGATGAATGATTTCGTCAACGCACCTGTGCTCAAAAATAGTACAAATTTCTTTGACAATTATCTTGGCGTATTGCTTGGCGATACTCCAGACGATACCGAAAATCCAGGCCAAAAGGTCATGGAAAAAATATCAAATTTTGCCAAAAATCATCACGATGTAGACACAGCAAACTTACAACAGTTTTTAAGTCTAGCGAAACAAGTAGACATGCCCGTTGACGATTTTGGATTGTCATATCCTTCAAGACTCGCAAGAGTAATGGATATAGCATCATGTCCACGTAAAAAAGTGTGGGGTGCAAAATGCCCATGCAATCAGAATTTTGGTTGCTCGAATTGCTGTGGTGATGTGTGTAAGGTTTGTGGCAAAGACCGCACAGACAATCTTGGTGCGAAATTAACAATGTCCAGTACTATTACGGCCGGGACGCCAATAGTAATTGAATATCTACAGAGTAATAATACAAAATATGAATTATTTTATCCAAAGGCAATTGGTGCATTATCATCATATACGCTCAATTCGCTTACGAGCATTAGTCTTAAAACACCGCTAACAACCTATTATAATTTCTATACATACATCGATACACCATCAAACAATCAAGTTGAAGGGTTGATTAACTGGAGCGATGGGTATACAACTATTTCTGAAAGTGCCTCAACCGAATTCCAGTGGTATGGAGATAATCAGATACTCGATAGCTTATTCAATCTCGAGCTGCACCGAGGATTAAATATAATCGATGAGTAAGTATGGATAATGGCCGAGATTCTCAAAAGACTAACGCAACAAACAACCACATCGTTTGAAACCCAATACAATGCCAATCTTGCGAAAGGTGTTGTTGATGATGTGCCATTGGATTATAATCGACCTTTTACATTTTTAGAATGGTCTGCGGCAAACCCGAATGCTAACAGCACCATTGCAAAGAAAGTCTATGAACAGTATCTTAGCAGCTGGTACAGCAATCGTTATGATACTCAGACCTTCTCAAATCACAATATCAGCAAGTAGTTGAGAGACTGCAATATATTTTTAAAGATGATCCAGCATTCAGAAAATTAGCGAATGCAAATTTAGACGATCCTTATGATGTCGAAATTTTAATTCCTTTGCTTTCCAAGAAGCTAAGAGATATTGCGCTCTATTATGTAGGCCAAAGAGCAAATGCAAAGAAGAGCAAAATCAAATACAATATTGCAGGTAGTAATGCAGCAATTGAAAGATTATTCTATGAATACATTTTAAAAAATTACACAGCATCGACATATCAAACTACGGTAATCGAACAAAGTGCATTCGCAGGTCTTCCTCAATTATCATCAGTTAAAGATGACTTCAAGATAGTAATACAGGAGCTGTATGACACCTCAACATATCAAGACAAAAATCCAAGCACTGCATATGAAGACATTACAGTAGACTTTGTCAAAGACTTTTGTGCAACGGATGTAGAGGCGCAGCCATATTACAATAAGCTGGGAGCATATGATGTAGTAATAGATAATCCGATGTTCTTTAATCTTGCAGACTATGTGCAAGACGTTGCCAATATGGCAGCAAGTGCGACGATAAATCTAGACGGCATCGATAGCAATAAAATCAATGAATTTGAGGCTACTGCAAAATATCTAGGAACTGATTTGTACTATATTAGTGGGGGATATTATATTCCAAAAGTTGATACAGTAAATCTAGATATCAAATCGGGCAGTAATTTATTCTACTGGCCTTCCGGCGAGTTTGTATACAGAGGATTGACGAACGCAGAGTATTCAGAACTACCAATCAACGAAAGCGAATTTTTAACCAAAGGAACAGCTGCAGCAAATTATGAAGATGCTGATAAGATTTTCGTCAATAGATGTGGATATGGCATTCAAGGTGCCTGGTTGTGCAAGACATCGGAACAAGATAGAGAAGACACATTTAAAGTTGAATTGCAGGGATCTCTCAAGTGTGATGGCCGCACGATTTTAAGATTCCCATTTCCAGGTCGAGGATATTTTATTGATGACGAATGGACTGGTGTGCAGACGAATGGACTGATTAACAAAACATACTTCACAGATGCAGAACTTGCCAAGCTTGAAGATTTGTATTGGAATACAAGTATTGCAGACGTTCAGTCGTCCACCAAACCTGTTGCGATTAACGATACCTATCTAGCAGCGGATGGCGCACAGCCCGGTTCTATATACAACAAAGCAGATCACTTCTTTGTTCGACAAACAACAAATCCAAATCGTATAGATGATGAAACGCCTGATGGTGTTTTTAATAATAGTGTAAATGATTACTGGTTGTTTAGGTTTGAGAAGACAGAATTGCCAATTACAGCATCAGTTGAATTGTCATCTAGCATTGACAAAGAAAATGGTACGCATATATTCTGGCCATATGAAAGCTTTGATGGTTCTGGTGAATACACGCCACTGCCTACATACATCACACGCAAAAATAAAATCGCATTGCCTACCGCACTGTCGTCGTTAAATGTATTCAAAGATTTCGGTTCATCAAAAGCAGGCACAACTCATTTAGATTCTGATGTAATATTGAAATTAGATAATTGCGGTGAAATCGTCGGTGCGGCGTATTTGAAAGGCCAGTCTTTGCGCAATTTCAATAGCACAAAATTTAATGACTACGTATTCAACAATAATTATCTAGATCCGTTTGGATATACATTATTGTCTGGTGTAATTCAGCCGGGCTTGACATTAAAGGCAAGTCCTGGTGTGGTGGCTCCATTTATATGGGGTGTTAATGGTGCGAAGTTTGGTGATATTAATGATGTCCCAGCTACTAAGATTAACAGCATAGCCGCATTCACAGGACATAAGCATGAACCAAATTGTCCTTATCTTAGAAAAGATCTACAATCTCTTTATTACTATCAAACAGAAATTGAACACACCACTGCATGCGAATGTAAAGCTCTGAACTATTCGCCGTTCGGACACAAAGGAAATCGTCTTGATTCTTTTGGTTCATTATCAGATTTTATTTTTGAAATCACATCGCCTCTAGATTTTGATAAATTTGAATTATCTGAATGGAGGGACAGTCTCGGCAGAGGATGGCAAAACAGCGATCGCATTGCCTATTTCAAGCTAGACGCTGACAATAAATTTGTTGATCTTGGTTGGGGTACGGGTAAATGGATGACACCAGGCGGGGGTGAATTTTTACTCCGTCCTGGTGTCGTATATGGCTACTATCGCAATAACAAATTACCATGCTTAGTCAAAGGATCTGATTTTTATTTCATTCTTAACCATCAATATTGCAACCCACAAGAATATCTATCAATCAAAGACGAACTTTGCTATTCGAACGAATTCATGTTCGATTTCACACCAAGATGGATTGATCTGGTTGTTGACAATGATACTAATATTAGTAGCTGGAAATCGAGGGATTATACTCCATCAGATATTGTCTTTAATCCCGGAGATCATTTAGTATATATCCATCGCAAGCAAAATACATTTTCGATCCAATGGGATGATGGAGATGAAAAAACAGTATCATATGATTTGATTAATTTCATATGGCAAACAAAATTGCGCGGATGGAATTATAGTCTAAACAAATGGACCGGCTCACAGAATACAGTAGGTGCGAAACCATACTGGGCACTCGCTGATGAGTTGTGTGGTATAGACCATTTCAATTTGTCAATTGGAAATCATCGCAAGTTGGTAAACGAATATCTGTTTACAAATCATCCGAAATATACACTTAATACATTAAACCATTTCGACACAATTGAATACTTCCGCAGAGCGAATGATTCATTTATATGGACCCAAAATTTTACAGTTAGCTCTACACAAGCAACGACAGAGTGGAGAAAAATTAACCTAGTCGAAAAAGAACCATACATTAAACACAATTGTTCGGTTCGTACAGAGACAGTCAAGAAATGTTATGGATTGCCTGATGAGTATACACCAGATGATACAGAAACAAATTTTATTAGCCAACAAGAAGTATTTGATAAAATTTTAGTCATTGAAAGTCTGTCAGGCGAAAGTGATATTGTATTCGAATCATCATCTCTCGACCAGCCAGTTAGCATAGTATATTGCGCCAAAAATCCGTTTACTATAACCCAAACGCTAACAGACGTATCGGTAGGACTTCCACCTTCCGGTGGTGTATATGTACCAGTTACATCGGGTGTTCTTGTCAACGCTAAGGCACCATATGCTAATCTGCTGAATATTAATAACCCTACAGTAGCATATATACCAAACTCGAGCGGATTGGCTACAAAAGAAAATCTCGGCCTATTCACACCAGACAATCTAGTAGTTCCGATTTACAATTCGAGCATCGTTGCCAAAGAACCAAATATCGACAATGACTATCGCGAAAATGTATTCTACGTTGCAGATCCTACTTTTTATATAGACAACCGCGGATTATCAAATGTTGACAATAATCAGATTTTAAAAATCAAATCAACAAATGCATCATTTATCAAATATCCATCAACAGCAGCATGCAAATCGGGGGATGTATACAACGACAAAAATTATCCTAACTTCAACGCATATCAAAGTGTTGCGGAATCGCATGGCAATGATACTATCAGTATTCCATTTAATGAATTGACTGATCCATGGGTTGGTGAATTTGAAGACGAATGGTTTGACAAGATTAACTATACAGCGAACTTATATGGTGAATATAATATTCTCAGTGGTTCAAATTCGTGGGCATCATCAAGATTCAACGAAACAACGGCATATATACACAAACACCAAACAGATATATACGGCAATTATTATACATTATTCAAAGACACACCGACTGCTACATTGTTTGCAAAGCAATCAAATTATGGTAGGTTGTATGTGAAGACCATCAACAACAAAACATTGCCAGCAGTATCCGCACTTGCTAAAGTGTATGATACCTACGCAGCGTCAAATACTTCAATCTATCGACAATTAACAGGAAACAAGATCAAGAATATTGAAGTATTTTACGATACAATGATTAGCCACTTGTCTGGTGCTATTCTCGTCGATCGAATTTCGGTCGATTATGAAACAGGTGAAATCTTTTCTAGTGCAGAACAAAAAGCATCCAATACATCCGATAATTCATTTGTCATTACAATAGATAGTCCTACATATGGTACTTGCGGATCTATCTTAATTCCTGACGACAACACACTAACATTCGTGACAATGGCTAGCTCGAATCCGCCATATCCGAAAGTATATGAACATATACTTGGCAGCGATATAGTCAGACTGGCTTATGATGGCGCAAATGATTACACTACATTCAAGGCAGCATTAAGTAGTTATGGCACTTCGACGATCCCATCATTTGATTTCGCTTATGACAAAAACTCAGGGATATACACAGTATCTTACATTTTATTCACAGCAAGCACACTAGTCAATGCGTTTATGACAGTGTTTATCAATTTGAAGAAACAAAACGGTAAATTGGTTCTAGATTCTTTCAATCTAATCAGACCGTATCTATCCTATTAAGTATTTTGAGATGAATCGGAGAAATATTGTGTACGATAATACAATGGACCAGAACCAGCAATTGTCTTTGCGCTTACCTGATTGGAATCTGTTACACCTCTAAATGTAAATGTGTCGTCAGCAGATAGAGCCATTGCATTGCTTGCTCCAGAAAATCCGTTGTCATAAATTTCAATAGTTGTTCCAGTTTTATTCACTACGATAACCTCGCTACAGCTTTGCGACGACAAGGCAACCAAGGAATTTGAGATAGTTTGGTTAAAAGAGCGACAAATATTTTTGTTTGTAAAAGCCATATAATTATTTATCGTTATGCACGTTGAATCACATTCATCGACGCCCAAATTACAGCATCATTGGTAATGCCCTTTGCTGCAATGGTAATATTCTCTGGTGTGCCGTTTATTTTTACACCGAATCGACCGTTTAAACCACCCACAGATGCTTCGTCTGTACTAATGCCAGCACGTTGAGATGCACCGATAAATTTCGTCAGCAGGTCGGTTCCTGCAGTCAATATTGCAGTATTAGCACCAATAGCATATTGGAATGGCGTGCCGACTAGATCAGCCCATGTAGGAGCAGTGCCAGACACTTCAGCATTGTACACTAATTTATAGACACAAGAACCATTATTCGATGCATTTAACAAATCAACAGAGCGTAATAATGGGACAATATCTGGTTGTGCTGGATTTAATCTAACAGATAATACAGGATGAAATGCTAAGGTATTCACAGTGACAGACGCACTCGTAGACAC